GTAGGCAGGGCTGGTGGCGTTGAGCTCAACGAGTGCGTCAGTAAACCGATCGCTGATGAGGCACTGAACCCATCGCCCTGGTTTGCCGGTCGAGTCGAGCACTTCGATTGCGTTGGCCTTGACCACGCCGGGAACCGCCAGTGCCCCGTTCTCGATAGCTGCGAGGGTTCCGCGCTGAGACGTAGTCCAGAACCGACGACACCGATCACGAAGACTGGGGTCATCTTCGCGGTCAGCAGCGCCCGCCGTAGCTACGATGTTGGTAACCACGAGGTCACCAGGCGACCCGGTGATGGACGACACGATGTTGGTGATCGCCCCAATCTTGGCTTGCTGGTTGAAACCAGCGAGGCTCGATCGCACCTGTACGTAGATCGGCCCTGTCGAATTGGCCGGGAAGGACGTTGCGACCGTCGTCACGAAGTTGACCCCGTCAGACGTCGACAAGGACGTCGCAGCAGGTATCGTGAACGCGGTCGGTGCTGGGGTGGTGGTCGTGAACCGAACGGTCCCGAGAGACGGAGAAGCAGGTTTGCGGACGAGGGTGTATCGATCGAACGCCAACCGATCAAGGGCCTCGCCCTCTGCTGAGTCAAGGAACTGACCGCGGCAGACGTTGAGGAGTTGACCCACGACAGCGTCGGCCATCGCGGTTCCACCAGCAATCAGGATGTTGGCGTCAGTGCCGTCTCGCTGAACGACCTCGGCCGAGAGCTGGGCGTTGAGCGACAGGATGCGATCCCGCGCAACGCGAAACAGATCTGCTCTGGTGGGGAACTCGGCCATGATTATCCGATCGGGGAGAATAGACCAACGCTGACTTGCTGTCCGGTCTTAACTAGCACCGCGCGAACCTGGATGGTCAAGGTGTTGCTGCTCTGCGTGATGCCCACAGTTACTTGGCCGAGATCTGGCTCGAGTAGGAGCTCGCGCTCCACAAGCGATCTGAACCGAACGAGGTTCCCTGACGGGATGGGCTGCTTGACTTTGAGCCCCACGCCGTAGTTGGGGAGGTGGAAGAAGTCGCCTGGCGTGGTCGTGAGCCTGCGGATGATGAGCTTGCGCAGGAGGGCCGCGCCATCCACAAGGGCGTAGTCACCAGCCTTGATGATGAGGGTCCCACTGAGGTTCCCCTCGGCACCACCGCCAAGCGTGGGCGCTGGGTTGTTCGCAATGTCACGTGATCCAGAACCTCTGGTCACCGCGAGCTCGGTCGGCGTAGACGTTGCCTTCTCAGTCACACCCGCGAAGTCGGAGAAGCTGGGCTCGCCCATGGCTGCGTTGTTCGCGTCGAGAAGCCCGACCGCCTCGACGCGAGCGATGCCAGTGCTGTCGGGTAGGAACTGCACCGTGCGAACGACCCACTCGAGAGGCGCGTTGTACGGGCGGCACTCTGCGACCTGGAAGTATTGCAGTGGGCTCTGGATCGACACGCGCCAGGAGTTCGCGTTCCGCACGTCGCCGTCGAGCAGGTGGAACACGTCCTTGGGCGGCTTGTTCAGCACGACCACGACTTCGTGGGTGCTGATCGCATAGGCGTACTCGATGACCAAATCGGCGGCGATGCCGAACGATCCTGTGCCCCACGGGGTTACTCCGAAGCCGGTCATTCGGCCACCAGGAATTCAGTACCTGTGGATGGCGTGATCGGAGTGTCTAGCGACACGGTCGGGCTAGTGGTACCTGCCGTCGCAGGGTGAATGTGCCCGTTGTACAAGATGATGTGGTCATTCACCTTGTCCTCCAGGGCGTTCAGCTTGTCTTGAAACGCCAACGACTCCGCTGCCCCATCACGACTGCGGATCTCGACCTGCCCCCCACCGTCGACAAGGATCCGCATGGTCTTGCCTTTACGGATCACCATCAAGACATCGTCGGGGTTGTCGACCGCTTCCTCGGGAGGAGGGTCGCTCTTGCTGTAGAGACGGCGAGTCAGGATCAGACCGTTGTCAGGATTACCATTCGGAGCTTCGACCAACACTTCGTCATCAACGAGGACCGGCGTGTAGAACCCGAAGCCGTCGCCAGCGTACTCCTGTGCCACGCGGCACGTGGTCTTGACGTTGGATGGCATGAGCAGCACGTCCGCGAACACACCCTCGGCGGGGTCGATCACGACAGCAGTGACGACCGCGAGCGAAACCCACGTGCGGGTGTCCATGCCTGGGCGTGCGAGAGCACGGCCAAGCCGGTTTGTGTCGATAATGCTGCTGACACGACTGTTTTTCAGCATGTTAGCTGCCAGCGAAGGGCCATGTAATTTCCACAGGAGATCATATCTAGGCCCTACTTCAACGGGACGATCGGTGTGGTTTCTAGTGCGGAACCGAGCAGGAAGAACGGATCCTTACGTGGGGCAACTTTCAGCTTCGGCTGGATAGGTATCTTGACCTTCGGACGCTTGGCCTTGTTCGAGACGATCGTCTTGTTGACGGTTGGCTCGGTGTTTGGGCCCAACAGATCCCCGATCTGGTACCGAGGCACGAAGTAGTTCTGGAAGTCGAACGAGATCTGAGTACCAGACGTCAGGCTCCAGTTGAACACGACGTTACCGACGCGAAACGTGCGAAGCAGGTACATGATCTGCGACCTAGCAGACGCCACGATCACGCGGGCGAGGTTCTCATCACCGACGCCAGCCTTGCCAGACATGGACTCCTTGACGAACTTGACCTCCTCATCGAAAGGCCTGCGGGTCGCGTCGGTCAACGCCGAGACGTTGGGGGCATAGCTACGAAGCTGACGGATGTCGGTGACGAACTCGACCTGATCACCTGGGCGAAGCCGCAGCAGATCCGGGTCGTCGTTGTCCCCCTTGAACGAACTGATCATCGAGGTCGAGCATGAGCCACCTAGCTCGCCGCGTCCGATCTCCTCGTAGAGCTGCTTCGCGAGTGCTATCAGCTTTTTCGGGTCGCGAACACCTGGGACGCTGATTCGCAGCTTGTCAGTCTGTGACACCTCGCCGCTTGGCAAGACACTGGTGACCCTGGCAGCAGACGGCAACCCACCAACACCATCTCTGTCGGTGTTGGACGGTGCTGGCGCAGGTGCCCCAAAGATCAGTCGCCCTGTGTCCGTGTTGAATAGTCTGTCTCCTTCCCACTTCAGTGGGCAGGAAGGAATTGCGTACTTAGACTCGGCCGAGAACGTCGTGTCATACGGGGTCTTCCAGGTATCTGGAAAATGATCGCCATCCCAGACACCGCCTGGCTTGATCTCGTCGAGCCAATAACCTCGCATGTCATAGTCGACGATTTCTGCGTTCGGATCGAACGGTACGCGGTTGGCCGAAACCCACGCACGAAAGCTTGCCTCGTCCGCAGGCGAGAGAACTGTGAGCCACGGAGGGTCGATCGCGTACCTTCGGTTTTCAGCGAAGGCACGATCGTAAAACTCTGGGCCTTCGCCGCTGAACAGCGGTTGCTGTTTAGTGGCAACTACTTTGGGTGAGGTCTTTGGCGGCCACTGCTCAACGAGCATCTTGCGCGCACCACGCTCGGCACTCGATGTGTCAAATGACACAAGCTCAACCACCGGCACCTTCACCCCAGAGAGCTTGCGCTCGAACGTGAGCTCCTTGATGTTGCGCCCGAACACCATCTTGCGCTCGAAGAACGGGTTGCCGTCGTCATCGACGCGAGGCTGAGGCGCGAAGACCTCGACGGTCGTGTCCATCCTGGGCTTGCTCGGGTCATGTAGCGCCTGTGCAGGGCGGATCACCAGGCTACGCCCACGGAAGTAGGGCACGGCTCCGACGAGATCGCAGTACCGCGTGATCAGATCCCACATGCTGATGTCGTCGTCCGTCGTACCACCGCCCGATTTCTTACCATCTGCGCCACGTCGAACGCGAGTCAGCCCGTCCGTGTCGAGCAGGCGAGGCGGTGTGCCGCCCGGCCAGTCCCCAGGATTGTGCCTGACCTTCATGTAGGCCGAGACCGGGTGCGTGAGGATGATGTCACCCACGACGTCGACCACCGATTGATCGAGATTGAGCTTGTTCATCACCTCGGGGTCGACCGGCGAATCGATGAACGAACCGCGCAGGTCACGCCCCTCGATCTTGACGATGCTCCCTGACTCGTTGTGTTGGACGTACCAGCTATCGGCCAGCCCCGAGAGCACCATCAGATCGTCACGAGGCTGTGAAGCCGAGAATACGCCGCCGATGTCCATGACCGAGGCGCGTCGCCCATTCGGTTCCAAGCCGACCATGCCGCGTGAGAACTCGTCGGCAGGCACGCTGCCCATGTAGATCTCCACGCTAGCCGAGCGAACGAGGCGAGGGTCGATGGGGAGCTCACGCCAATCGAACTCGAGCGAGAACTTGCCAGCGGTGCGGTAGTTGGGACACTCGACAGATGCTGACTTGGGGATGCGGTTCTGGACGAACGACAGGTTGTCAGCCCCGGTCTGGGTGATCAGCGGGCGTGTGCTCGCGTCGAAGTCCCCAGACTGGGTCTCGCGGAACGCGGTCCCCAGGCTCACCTTGGGTGTGCGCCTGCCGTTGCCGGTGCTGGCAATCGGGACAACGACAACAGCGGTTGGGTCGCCGCCCTGTGGGCCGGGTTCAGGCAAGTTGTTTAGCCGAAGCGTCTCGTCGAAGCGGAGGCGCAGGTTGACCACGCAGCTTGGGTAGATGAGATCGGTCTTCGCCATTAGCAACCATCCTGCGGTGGTTGCGCAGGGACGAAGATCACCTGACCAGCGAGCAGTCCGCTGGAGAGCAGATGGTTGTAGACCATGAGCGAGCGCCACTCGTCGGGCGTCCCGTAGAACGTCTGGGACACCTGGCGCAGATCCTGATTGTCTCGAGCCTGGAACACACTGATGATGGTCGAGGAGATCGAGTTGAGGAGCTTGAGTTGCTCACGCGCCGCCAGATTGCGGATAGAAGCGGCTGCGTTTGCTTGTTCGCGAACTTGCCCACGCGCGGCCAAGAGCTGGCCGAACGAGAGGACGGTGACGGCCACACGGTTGAGAGCCCCTGTGTCGAGGAGCGCTCCATCAGCAACACCTTCGGCTAGGTTGATGAGCTCCTCAGCCTCGAGTTTGATCCCATCGAGAACGCCTGAAACCCTACGCATAGCGTCGTTCGGGGTCGTGATCGCCTGACCGGCTTGGATGACGGCGTCAGTCAGCGCGTCGGTGAACTCTTGAATGTTGGCCCCGACAGCGGACAGTGCCTCAGAGGCACTCGCGAAGCGAGTCCCTGACTGCCCAAGATCACCAAGATTGGCGGCAGTCATAGCGTCGATCTGGCTCTGGAGCTGGTTCGGTAGGTCGCCAAGGTTGTTCCCAGCGTCCTGTAGCTTCGTGTCCGTGAGCGACTCCCCCTGCGAGATCCAGGCGAACGTGATGTCCCACGCGCAGTCATGCCCGGTGTTCCATCGGACGGTGAACCGCTCGATGATCCCGCGTCGGATTTGGTCGAGCCAGGTGACCTCGATCTCCTGTCCCTTCCGGCGCATGTCGTCTACGAGTGACACGAGCTCCCGCGCCGTAGACAGTACGCGCTCGCTGAGGCTGATGGCCTCAGACTCAATCAAGTCAACGGTGCCGTCACCTGCGTCGACCGGGATCGACACCGATGATGACTTGGAGGCCGCTACCGTCGCGGGGGCTGCGCCGAACGCTTGCCCGCCCAAGAATATGTCCTTCCACTCACCGCTGATCGTGCTCGGCTCCTCCTTGGCCCCGTAGACCTGGAGCGTTCCGATGGGCGATCCGGGGTACCAGTCGATCGAGTTGCGCTGCGAACCTTCGAGCGTGAACGGCCTGTAAGGGAGCGCCCGCGTCTTCAGCGTGAGCGTGCGCTTGTCACCTGTGAGTTCCTTGATCACGAATGAGGAGACGAGGTCTGATCCAACTTCGGCCATGGCTATCTGACCGTGAACAAGGGCGCGAACCCGGACTGGAGCTTGCGCTCGCCAACCGATCCAAGCTCGTTGGAGAACGCGGTTGCAATACGATCTGGGTCGT